CGAAGGTGGTCAAGGTGAGTTTACGATTGACTTTACTGAAAGCCCTCCAAAGATAAGCTTGAATGTCGGTATCAATCATATGTCAACAGATGATTATACCTACGACATGGACGATGAGGAGGAGGAAATATAATGAATACTCATTACCATTCTAAAACATCTGTAAAGAAGTGGGGAGGTGTTGAGGCAGACTATCAACCTATCCATGATTGGTTTGATGCAACCAAAGAATGTTTTGCAGACGCAAGACACAGGGCAATTCGTCATCACTCACAAGGTATCTTTGAATGTGAAAGACAATTCGGATTATTCATTGTGAATAGTGATGGTCGTGAAGTGCCTACAAGACTTATCGGTGAACAACATGTTAAAGAAGATTGTGGTGGGTGGATACCTAGCCTACAAGATTGGCTTATTAACATGAAGTTTGTTAGTTGGATGAACAGAGGTTATGACTTAAAGGAAGGGGAATAACATGGGCTTTCATATTAATGTTTGGAATATGCCTCGTATTGAAACATATGACAAGGCAAAAGAAGTTTTTGCAAGCAAGACTGTTGTGCGTGGTGAGAACCAATCTATTCGTAGAATAGGTGATAGGTATGAACGAGAGAAATGGTTGCGTCAAGAAATACTTGATGGCATTGAAGTTTATACGGCAGGATATTATGACACCGACTTGGTAAGGTTCTATCCAACACACAAAGAGATAACGCTAGGTGGTTATCCATCTACGAGCACTCAATTCTTTGTAGAGTATATTGCAGGGATAAATCTTCAACAGTTTGAACACAAGAAGTATGTGCCTGCACCATTTACAAGAAGTCCTATGGTTAAGAACCATCAGATTGAATGTTATATAAATAATGTGCATGGACTTTATTACATGAACGCTGATGCTTGGTATAAGTTAGATTATAACAATAAAGCCTTAGACGAAAGTCAGTTTGAGAAACCTGTGAAGTATAGGTTTGATGCTAGTCAGATGCGTGAGTTGCGCCTGCCATATAAAAAGTTATTAAAGTATGCAGACACTATGTTGAAGTTAAGCAACAACGGAGGTTTAGAAAAAGATGAGAAGTTAAATGAACAAGCTCGTGAATACAGAGATAGAGTATTAGAGATGTTTGCAGATGAGGATAAAACTTATCTATCCTATTATCATATGGTATACCAATGTCAGCACAACAGGTGGGATGGTAAAAGGTATGTCACAGGATGTAACATAGGCATGATTAAACGCTATCTTGATAAACAAATTAAGTTAGAAAATATACAAGTTTTAGTAGAAGTAAACCCAACGAACAATCTTACTACTCAGTAAGAAAGTTCATAACATAAAGGAGAGAGTATCATGCAACAAGAAATTAGTTTGAAACAAGCAGAAGATTTGATTGCAACAGTAGGTAGAGAAGTGACTATCCATATGCGTGGGCAACCTGGCATTGGTAAGTCATCAATACTTAAAACTTTGGCAACAAGGTTTCCTAACCACACACCTGTGTATATTGATTGTGCAGACTTAGACTTAGGCGACTTAGCTATGCCTGCCATGAACCATGAAACAAAGACTACATCATTCTATCCGAATGAAAGGTTTGCTATTCACAATGACAAGCCTGTCATCATTATGCTAGACGAGATTACCAAAGCTAGTGAGCCTGTTAAAAATATGTTGTTGCCTGTCATGCTAGAGAGAAGGCTAGGTGCAGTTAAGTTTCACCCCGACTCTATCGTGTATTCCACAGGTAATCTTACAACAGATGGTGTAGGTGACACCATGAAAGCACATGCCAAGAACAGATTGACTTCCGTTACCATTCGCAATCCTAACGATGACGAGTGGATTAATTGGGGTGTAGATAATGGTATAGCACCCGAAGTCTTAGCATGGGTTAAACAATTCCCACATGCCCTTGCTTGTTATACAGATGACTCACAGAAAGAGAACATGTATATCTACAATCCTCGCAAACAACAAGATGCGTTTGTATCACCTCGTTCACTAGAGAAAGCATCGTTTATTGTTAAGAACAGAGGCATACTTGGTGAAGACACTACGATGGTCGCACTCACAGGCACTATCGGTGAGTCAGCCTCTCGTGATATGTCTGCATACTTTAGTCTAGCTGATGGGTTACCTACTAAGGAAAGCATCTATCAAGAACCCGAGAAAGCGATGTTACCTAACGACCCTGCGGCTCGTGTAATTCTTGTGATGCGAGAACTCATGACAATCACAGACAAACATATGGATGCGTGGTTGACTTATCTACAACGCTTACCGATGGAGATACAAGCATTGTTTGCTGTCAACATCATGGCATCATCACGCAAGCAAGTAGCCGCAACCAACAAGTCATTCATTGATTGGGCAGTTAAGAATAACCAATACTTCTAGGAGATAAGCATGGCACTAACGAGTGAACAGAGAGTCACGAAGTCCCACATAGCGATAATGCGTAGCAAAGAGTTTTGTATGTTTGCAGGCGTGCTATCGGTGGGCAAGGTAATCTTTACACAAGACTTACCGACTGCGGCAACCAATGGTCGTGATGTTATGTATAACCCCGACTTCATCAAGTCACTAGATGATAAGGAGTTAAACTATGTAGTCTTACATGAAGCATTACACAAAGCATATCAACACATGCATTTGTGGAAAAAGTTATGGAAAGAAAATCCCATGCTTGCAAACATGGCGGCTGACTATGTTGTGAACTATTCAATACATGAAGCTGATGAGTATAGTCAGATTGCCAAGCGACCCGACTCAGCCTTATTTGATTTAGTATACAAAGGTATGACTACTAAACAAGTCTTTGAGATACTTAAGAAAGATAATCAGTATATTAAAGAACAGAGTGGACATGATACTCATGATTGGGAAGGTGCTGAACAATTATCTGATGAAGAAGTTAAAGAGACTGCCAAGCAGATAGACCAAGCACTGCGTCAAGGTGAAATCATTCGTGGCAAGATGCAAGGTAATAAGAACAGAAGTATCAATGAACTACTAGAGCCTAAGGTAAATTGGCGTGAACAGTTGCGTGAGTTTGTCAATTCTACTTGTCGTAACAAAGACAAGACTACATGGAAACGACCACACAAACGTTTCATAGGTCATGACATATACATGCCTAGCCTTATAGGTGAGTCGATAGGTCAAGTAGTTATTGGCATAGACACATCGGGTTCTATTGGTGACAAGGAACTATCAGAGTTCTTAACAGAAGTTGTAGCTATATGTGAAGATGTATCCCCTTCAAGTATAGAGTTGTTGTATTGGGATACACAAGTTGCAGGACACGAGACATACAATCAAGGCGATTACAAAGCGTTGGTTCAGTCAACCAAACCTGCAGGTGGGGGTGGCACTCATGTTGGGTGTGTTAATCAGTATATCAAAGATAAACGCATCGAACCCGAAGCCATCATTATATTAACAGATGGATGTGTAGAAGAGGATTGGGGTGGCAGTTGGGATTACCCTACGCTATGGGCAGTTACAACTAAACACAATACATCACCTCATGGTAAGACTATTCATATAGAGGAATGATAATCGAACATTCTTACTTTAAAGTAAAAATGTTCATAACTAAAGGAGAGAGAAATGTCTTTAAATATTTCAAATGAACTAACGCAATACGCAGAAGATATTGTAATGAATATCGACTTCAATAAATTTACGGATAGGCAAATTAAAAATGTAGTTAAGCAATTAAGAAATGGTTGCATCTCAAGAGGTAACTCTATGACTGCACACTTAGCGAGGTGGATTAGGAAAGGACATGACTTCCCCCACTTTGTTTATGATAACTATGAGTTTAAGTGGAGGCAACTACCTAACGGTCATCCTTTCTTTGGCACGATAAAACAAGTCGCTTCAATGATTAAATTAGATAACGAAGTTCCCGAGTGGGTTAGGGAATACATGGATGAAACTATCAAACAAGCAGAAGAACAAAAAGCTGATGGCAGTATGAATTCATATAGATTAGGTGATTACAAAAAGGTAGTTAGGAAATCTATGAAAATAGACCAACAACTACCACAAGAAGTAGAAGACTTTTTAACAGGATTGCAAAACAGAACTTTAGGAGTAGTGCCTGTTAAAGTTAAAGACATTAACACTTACAGGGTATAGGAAAAATCATGGCTAAACCTAAAAGCGTAAATATACTCTCGTGCAAGTGGGGCACAGTTATATCTGTCAGAGACCACAACGATGAAGAGTATCGTATGGACTATTGGGCTTTACATCATGTATTGATGCAATTAGTAGATACAGATTGGTTTAAAGATAAGAAACCTAAATGGAAATACAAGCGTTTAGATTTTGAAGAAACATATAAGCATTTATTGTATCACCCCGCATTACATAAAATTATCAACGTAGAGGAGGAAATAAAATGAGTATTAGAGCCATAAAACATTCCTTCTTTAAACTTCATGATGGAGGTGCAGGAGATAAGTTTTTAGGTTGGAAAGTGTATATCAATGGTAAAAAGTATCCATTAGGTAAAGGTAATTATTATTTAACGGACGACAATGAAGAAGGGAAACAACATGCAATAGAACAAGCTACTAACGATGTATTAAATAGTATTCTACCTAATCATGGTTGGGTATCAAAAGATATAACACATATGTCTGACCATGAATGGGAAACATATAATATTAACAGAATAAATGCGTTTTATGACGCAGGTAATAAATTTAAACCAAGCAAAACATGTAGTATGTGTGACCACTACAATGATTATATATGTTTGGAACATGAAATTTTACAACTAGACGAGAAAGGGTTTTTATGAGCATCAGTATAGCAAGCAGTGCAGTCTTAATTGACTTAAACATATCAGTATGGACAGCTAGGAAACTAGATAGAAATGTGTCTAAGGAAATTGATATAAACAAAAACACAACCATCAAGGCAGGTAATTACAACAAGCATATCCTTGCAGGGTCAGACCAATTAGAAGCTATCACCAAATTAGCAAATGAAATTCGTGATTGGCATAGCAGACAAACGCTACCTTGGTCAGACACAGGCACAAGACTATTGCCTATGAGTAACTTCTTTGATTATAAACAACAGCTTGGCATCTATGAAGCTGAATTTAAATCACGCATAAATACATTTATACAACAATACCCAAACATTATTCAAAGTATGGTGTATAAGCTAGGTAATTTATTTGATAGGTCAGAGTATCCCGATGCAGATAAGATTGCAAACAAGTTTAACCTAAGATATACTATTATGCCTGTTCCAGAAACAAATGATTTTCGTGTTGACATCGCAGACGATATCCGTGATGAGATGCAACAAGAATATCAGAAGGCATACGAAGGTCGTGTTGAAGCCGCAATGAGTGATGCGTGGTCTAGGTTACATACTACGCTAGAGCATATGGTAGACAGACTAAGTGGTGAAGACAAAAAGATATTTAGAAATAGTTTAGTAGATAATGCATTAGAGTTGACAAATCTATTAACAAGACTTAATGTAACAAAAGACCCAAAACTAGAACAAGCAAGACAATCTTTGGAACAAACATTAGTAGGTGTTACAGCCGATGAGTTACGAGATAGTCAAGGTGCACGTAAAGAAATTCTTGCTCGTGTTAATCAAATTATGGAGACCATATGAAAATATTTCACGTCATGGATGAAAATTCATCCATCGTGTCACAAGAGGATAAAGAAAAGATTGCCATACTTAAACTTACAGAGACAGGTAAGTTTGTAGAAAACATCGGTGTCAGAGATGGGCAGTTCTTTATTATTCCTGAGAACGCAGTTGATGGAGTGTATCTAGATTATAAAGCGGCTATGTTACGAATAGATACAGCCTTTAGAAAACAAATAGACCAAAGGTTACTAGACCAAAAGTCTATGGAATTCCATAACAAGAAAGCCGCAGTTGTAAAACGGATTATGGAGATGCCAAAATGAAACAACCCATAAAAGAAAAATGGGTGAAGCAACAGGTAGTTAAAATGCTAAAGGCTCGGGGAGTATATTATTTTTTTCCCGTTGCTGGTGCATACACAAGTATAGGTGTGCCTGATATTATTGCGTGTATCCGAGGTAGATTTGTAGGTATAGAATGTAAGGCAGGGACTAATCGCCCTACGGAACTACAATTACGAAACCTTGAAGCTATACGAGATAATGGTGGTGTATCTATGGTTGTAAATGAAAATGATTTAGAAGCATTAGAACAAAGATTGGAAACATTAACATGACAAGATTAAAAACAATTTTAAATAAATACAAGGAGACAAGAATGGCATACAGAACAGGAAAACCTAAAATTAGATTGCAAGAAACTTATGCTGATTTTTCTGATGAACAAATGGCTGATATGATGAGAAGAATGACTGAAAGTCAAGGCGCAGGTCAACCTGCTATCACTGCTGACATGGTAAATCACCCACCACACTACACTCAAGGAGGAATGGAGACCATAGATATTATGGAGGCTAAGTCAACACCCGAAGAGTTTAAAGGACATCTTAAATTAACGGCATTAAAGTATTTAACTAGAGCAGGGCATAAAGAAAGTGAATTACAAGACGCAAAGAAAACACAATGGTATGTCAATAGATGGGTTAAAACTTTAGAAAAAGAAACAGTTAAATTTGAAGTCATTGATAAATAATGTGGGTATTTCAGCTTGCGTTAATATCAGGAGTTATGGTAGGCTTAGAACTTAGATTTTTAGAGGAAGAAGCACCTTATACTTTCTCTTTAGTGATAGACTTATTTATAATTAGAT